AGTGCAACGTTTAACGTTATAGTTGACAGAGTTAGTAAATTTGGTGGTGCAATAGTAAAACTTTTTCAAGGAAAAGGTAAAGAGGCACTACAAGACGTTAAAGGTGCTTTTGTTGGAATAGGTGAAGAAATTAGAAAAGATACTAAAGACGCTATAGCACTAAAACAAGCTACAGTAAATTTAAGAGATAGTCAAAGAGAATTAAACGTAGAAACTGCAAGGCAACGTTCAGAAATAGAACGTTTAAAGTTAATTGCTGAAGATGTAACAAAGTCTGAACAAGAAAGGTTAGACGCAGCTCAACAAGCCTTTAAAATTGAAAATGATTTGTTAGACAAAAGAGTTGCAAACGCTGAGGAAAATCTACGTATAACAAAAGAAGAGAACGCTATAGGTGAAAGTAGCGCTGAAGATTTAGACAGAGAGGCACAAGCTGAGATAGATTTATTTAACATAAAACAAGAAAGTATAACAAAACAAATAGAACTAAATAATAAAATAAATGCTATAAAAAAAGAGGCTGAGACTAAAAGATTACAAGCGATAGAAGATGAAAAAAAGGCAGAGGAAGAGGCACTAGCGGAAAAAGAAAAAAGAGAACAAGAGGCAAGAGAGAAAAAAGAAAAAGAAGAGGAAGAGGCAAGAGAGAAAAAAAGAATAGCTGACGAAAAAGCGGCGCAAGATGAAATAGATTTAGAAAATGCAGTAGAGGGCGCTAAAGAGAAACTAATACAACAAGGTTTTAGTATAGCAGAGGGGTTAACTGAAAAAAGTGACAAAATGTCAAAAGCCGTAGCAGTAGCAAAAACTATATATAATACACAACAAGCTATAATGCAAACTATGGCTAATGTACCAGCGCCTTTTAATACTCTACAAGCGGTAGCTACTGGTATTATGGGTGCTATGTCAATACAAAAAATACTTAGTACAACACCTGATAGCGCAAGTGCAAGTGGTGGAACGACAGCAAGTGGCGGTGGTGGTACACCAGCCCCTCAAATGGTTAGTGGCGCTTTTGATTTAAGCGGAGTAACTAAGCCTGAGCCAGTACAAGCCTTTGTAGTAACTGATGATATGACAGATAGCCAAGATAAACTAGCTACAATAAGACGTAGAGCAACAATATAAAAAATCAAATAATTAATAACTAAATATATATATAAATATGCCTTGTATAAAATGCGAAAACGGAAAATATAAGTACGGTAATAACGGTCAGTGTAAATATGACACTAAAGCAGAGTGTGAACGTGCAAATAAAGACAAATACGAAGAGACTAAGCCACCAACTAAAGTAGTTGAGTTAGTAATAGAGGAAAATAACGAAAGTTTAACTATAGACGCTATTAGCCTTGTTAGTGAACCAGCGATACAAGAGGACTTTGTGTTTTTTAACAAAAAAAAGAACAATTTAACACTTGCAAAAATAGATGAGGACAAAAGAATGCTAGTTAGTCCAGCTCTTATACCTAATAAGTCTATTTATAGATATAACGCCGATACTGACAGCGAATATTACGTATATTTTAGTCCTGAAACTGTTAGACAAGCTAGTGAGTTGTATTTAAAGCATAATAACCACCATAAAGCAACTTACCAACACCAAGATAGAGTAAGTGGTGTTTTAACTGTAGAGAGTTGGATAATAGAAGACCCTAAAATGGATAAATCTAAACTTTATGGCTATAATTTACCCAAAGGCAGTTGGATGGTTAAAATGCGTGTCGATAATGAAGACCTTTGGGAACGTATAAAGGCTGGTGAATTAAGAGGTTTGAGCATAGAGGGGTATTTTGTTGATAAAATGCAAAAGATGAGTGAAAAACAACCTACAGACCACGAAATATTAAGCGCTTTAAACGAGATAATTAGCGAAAATCAAATAAAATAAAAATTTTTCTATTATATAATAACCTTTAATAAATAATTATGGACTTAAAATCAAAAATTAGAGTAGCTTTAGGACTTGAGGAAGAGATTAAGCTACAATTTCAAGCAAAAACAGAGGACGGTACTATTATAGTATCTACCGCAGAGGAATTAGAGGCTGGTGTAGACGTTTCTGTATTAACAGAGGACGGTACTACTATATTATTACCAGCGGGAACGTATAAACTAGATACTGGTGTAACTTTTAGAGTAGAGGAAGAGGGAATAGTAGCTGAAGTTATGGAAAGTGAAACTGAGGAAGAGGACGAACAAGAAGTAGTAGAAGAGGTAGAGGCGTCAGAGCAAAATTTAAAGCATACAGACGAACACGATTACAAAGACATTGAAGAGAGAATGACTAAGCTAGAGGAGGCTGTAGAGGAGTTAGTAAAAGAGTTTGGTAAAGACAAAGAAGAGATGTCAGAAGAGTTAAGCGAAGATACAAACGAAGATAAAAACGAAGTATCTGACAAACCTAAGACTATAAAAACTACGGAAGTTGTAGAGTTTAGCGCAGAAGACGAAATTAAAAAGTTAAAGGCTGAGAACGAGGAACTTAAAACTAAATTAAGTGAAACACCAGCAGATAACCCAATAAACGCTAACAAATTTAGCGCAGAAAAACCACCTATGACAAAGGCAGAGTATAATAGGTTGTCAAAGAGAGAAAAATTCTTAATGAATTTAGGTAAATAATAAATAATAATAATTAAAATAAATAAATATGGCTTTTAGTGTAACACAACCGAACTTTACGGGGAAAGCAGCGGCGGGTTATATATCTGCGGCTCTTAAGGAGGCAAAATCTTTAGAGTTTTTGACTGTCTTAGAAAATATAAAGTACAAAGAAAATATACAAAAAATGGACGGTTCTGGTCTAGTAAAAGATAGCGACTGTAACGCTTTTACAAGTGCTGGTGACCTCAGTTTGACCGAGGCGACTCTTGAACCAAAAAGTTTACAAATTAACCTTGCGATTTGTAAGGCTACTTTGCTAACTAGCTACGAGGCGCTACAGATGAGAGCTGGACGTGACGCTATGCCGTCTGTATCATTTGAGGACTACGTAATTTCTTACATAGGTGAGATTATAGCAGACGCTACAGAAAAATCTATATGGCGTGGAGTTGCTACAAACAATGGTGAGTTTAATGGTTTTAATGGTTTTACTTTATTACCAGCAAATGACGCTACAGTAGTACAGTCGTCAGCGTCAGCAGCTTATACGGCTGGTAACATTGTAGCTAACTTACAAACTTTAACTGCAGACATTTTAGGCGGTACTGCAGCTGACGTATTACATAAAGACGACGCTTATATCTTTATGAATAGAAAAACTTACCAGTTCTATATTCAAGCTATGAGTACGTTAAACTATATGAATATGTCACAAATGAACGCTGACTACCAACCATTCTTTGAAGGCATAAAAATAGCCGTGGTAGACGGTATGATAGACAATCAGCTAGTGTTTGCTGAGAGTTCAAACTTATTCTTTGGTACTGACTTATTAAGTGACCATACAAGAATTAGCTTACTTGACCAATCAGTAGTAACTGGTTCAGATAACATTAATTTAGTAGCTAGATATACAGCGGGTGTTATTCAAGGAATTGGTGCTAACGTAGTTAGACAATCATAATAAACTAGAATACGGTAGGGGTGTAAAAACCTCTACCTTAACTTTAAATAAATAATATGGCTTGTACAAATTTAACAAAAGGTAGAGAGTTACAATGTGACAGAGTAGCTGGTGGTATAAAAAATATTTATTTTGGAGTTTATGACGATTTTGACGCTAACGCTACAACTGGCGAAATTTTAGGTACTGGTATTGTTATTTCTAGTGGGTCTGTAACTGATATAAATATGGGTAGCGGTACTTTTTTAAGAAGATACGCACTACCAAGAGGCGAAAGCAGTTTAACAGAAACTATAGTGGGTTCTACTGAAAACGGAACTATACACTACACACCGCAAGTAACTATAAAACTTAATCACTTAACTACTGCAGACCAAAACGAGTTAAGATTATTAGCGTTAAGTAAATTAATTATATTTGCTGAACTTAACCAGTTAAACGCAAGTGGTAAAAACGTAATAGTTTGTATGGGTGTTGAAAACGGTATGAGACTAAACAGTGGTACTAATTTAAGTGGTGCTGCTTTTGGTGACCATAACGGATATAGCTGGACTTTTGACGGTATGGAGAAAGTACCTATGTCTACAGTAGCAGACTATACAACAAGTCCATTTGACAATAGCGACTTTGCTAACGTGCAAGTAGATATAAATTAATAGTTATAAACTTTAACATTGATGTTTTTATATAATTAGAGGTAGTTTTTGCTACCTCTTTTTTTATAATACAAATAAATACTTAATATTTCTATATAATAGTATGATACAACTAACTTACTTTACAGTTGCAAAGCCACAAAATATATATATCTGTACGGAAGATGAGAGAATAGATACTACAGTAGCTAAAGACCAGTTAGACTTTATGTTTAAATTAACTAACGATATGACTGGACAGATTATATATGTTTATAGTGGTAGTGTTAGTGTATTAGATAGATATACATTGTTAAGTTTAGCAGCTACAGACGTTACAAATCAAAATTTATTTAATGGTTTCTTTAATGGCTTACCAGTAGGTTACTATGGTTATGAGCTTTACGAATTGACTAAAGAAAGTTCAGCTAGTATATCTAAAACTTGTTCTACTGCGCCTAAAGATACTACGGGTACTATTGGTGTAGTAAATTTAAGTTTAAGTGGTACGACAGTATTTACACAAAATTTAAACGGTAAAAATGACGTTTACGATAAACAAGTGACAAATTTAGACGCTGGTACTTATACTTTTAACATAGACAATCAATGTGGAGACAATATACATACTGGCGGTATGTTAATAAACTCTATAAACTCACAAAGTGACAATACAAGGTTTGTAGAAATAACAAGTGTTACGCAAACGTCTACTGGTATTAATTTTACTGTAGTTTCTAAAATGCCTATTGGTCACTCTTACGCTTTTAGTCAAGGTGGTGCAAGTGAAACACAAATAACTGACATAACAACTAACCCACAAACTACTACGCATAGTTTTAGTCAAGTAGGCAACCCGACTTTAGCAGCAAATTTAGTTGAATTAAAACAATATAACCAAACTGGAGGAGCAGTAGGTGGTGGTGCTATAGTTGGTTCTACTGTAAATATAAGACCATTAAGCAACCCTAGTAGTTATTTTGGTATTACAATAGTTTTAGCTAGTAATGATGTATTATTAGAACACGGAACAAGTACAGTTAAAGAAAAGGGTAACGCTTTTATAAGTTCTATATATGGTGCAACATCTACAAGTACAACAAAAGGTTATTACACACTACAAGGACAAGTAACAGAGGGTAAAATGTATATAAGTCAGGGTGACGAAAATTTAAAAGAGGTGACTTATAAAGAATATGAAGAGGCAACGAGTACAAATTATATATATTACGGACAATAAAAAAATTAAAAATGGGTTTAGACAACAACAACGATTTATTAAGAGAACAACTAGGTAAGGGTACTGTAGAAATATTTACTACAGTTGCGCAAACAAGTAAAAACTACTATGCGGTATACTTTCCAGTAACAAGCGTAGTTAGTTCAATAACTGTAGCAGACGCAACGGGTGAAAGTGCTTTAGTCACGACACTACCAGCGGGTACAACTTTATTTATGAACGTGACCAGCATACAACTTAGTAGCGGTATAGGTATAGGATATGACGAGGGTTTAAAAGAATAATATGCAGTCACTAAAATTAGCACAAACTTTAAATACTACAAAAACTGGCTATAATATTTACTCAGTAGACTTAGACGGTGTAGACGCTTTTATAGATATTGGCGAAAGCAAAACCTTAATTAGCGGTCAGCGTGGGTCTTGTAGTGCGTGGGTTAAAATAGATACTACAAGTACAAGCTCTACAATCTGGCAGGGACGTGTAGATAGTAATAACTATGTAAATCTATTTTATCATAACGGAAGTACAGAAATAAGAATAGCTTATAGGTTAGGCGGTTCTACAAAATTAGCCTCACATACAGTAGACTTTGAAAATGACGGTAAATTTCACCATATTTTAGCAACTTGGACACCTACAAGAATAGAACTATTTATAGACGGTATATCACAAGCCGTTAATACGTTTAGTGGTACTTTTACTGGTACGTTTGCTAACTCTATGATAGGGCAAAATACTTTAGCTGGTAATTTTTTACACGGTAAAGTAGCGCAACTAGGCTTATTTAATGCAGTAGTAGGTATATCTGACGTTTACGTAGCTAATAGTGAGCCAATAGATTTAACAAGTAATAGGTTTTTAGTTGCATACTATAAACTAGACGAGGGTAGCAGTACTGTTGCTTTAGATAGTAGCGGTAATGACAAAAACGGTGTTTTAAATAATAATGCAACTTATAGTACAGATGTACCTTTTAAAGCTGGATAAATGAAATATACAATACTAAATAAACAAGAATTAGAAAGCGTTAATTTTACAGAGGTTTTAGAAACTTCAGCAAATACGTTGAGATACAACAACGCAAATACAGAATTTTTACTTAAATTTGAGGGAGATACACCTACTTTTTTAGTAGATAAACAATTATATGACTACGAGGGTATAATGCAAATACTAAACAGTCCTGAGTGGACGCAACCAACAGACTAAATATGGACGATATAATTAACATTAATTTAAGCTACAATACTGCGCCTATAGTTAAAGAGGTAAACGGTAAAAACTATATAGAATATGGTACTGATGACTGGAAAAACTTGTACCCACAATTTCTAATAGATTTATACTATAACAGCTCTACAAACGCTAGTATAATAAACGCTACAAGCGAACTTATAGCTGGTGAAGATATTGTAATAGATGACGAGGACGAAAGAGATATAGACTCAGTTGTAAAGCTCAAACAATTTATGGCTAACCCTAACTCTAACGAAACTTTACACGAGTTGATTAAAAAGTTAGCTTTTGACTTTAAATTACAAGGTGCTTTTGCTTTAAATATTGTATGGTCTAAAGACCGTACTAGAATAGCAGAAATACACCACGTAGGAGTAGAGAAAATTAGAATAGAAAAACCTGACGTAATGGGTAAAGTAAATGGCTACTATGTTTGTGCTGACTGGTCAAATACAAGACAAAACAAACCACATAGAGTACCAGCCTTTAACGTTAATGATAGAACAAGCGCTAACCAAATATTATATAGTGGTTTATATTCGCCTAATATGAACTGCTACTATACACCTGACTATATTGCGGGTAACAACTGGTCTTTAATTGACCAAAAAGTTAGCGAATTTCACTTAAATAATATAACAAATGGGTTTAGCGGTTCTTATTTTATATCTTTTGCTAATGGCGTACCGACGCAAGAAGAGAGATTTCAGATAGAGAGAGCTTTAACAGAAAAATTTACTGGTAGTGGTTCAGCTGGACGTTTTATACTTACTTTTAGCGAAGATAGAAATAGAGTACCTGAAATAACACCTATACAAGTATCTAATGCCGATAAGCAATTTTTGGCTTTACAACAACTACTCGTTTCAAACATACTTACAGCTCATAGAATTACGTCGCCTTTGCTTATGGGTATAAGAGATAGTGGCGGTGGTTTAGGTAGTAATGTAGACGAACTTAACCAAAGCGCAAATTATTTTCTCAACACAGTATGTAAACCTTACCAAAACCATATAATAAAGGTGCTTAGAAAATTATTTAGAGTGAACAATATGGATATGCCTATAAGTTTTGTACAAATAAAGCCTATAACTACGCAGTTTACTAGCGAAGATTTAAAGGCGGTTATGCAACAAGACGAAATACGTGAAGAGCTTGGTTTACCACCACTTAACGAAGAGGTAGAGGTTAAAGAAGAGTTAGCTAAAGTTGGTAGTATGATTACAGACGGTGTAGAGTTGCCCGTATATGACACTATAGAAGAGGCAGAGGCAGAGGCAAAACGTTTAGGATGTGAGGGTTACCACGAACATAAACAAGACGGCAAAACCGTTTATATGCCGTGTACAGACCACAAACAAATAACAAGTTTAAAAAATTGTAACTGTAAAGAAGAGTTTATAACACCAAACCCTTGTCAAGCTGGTTACGAGGCAATAGGTACTAAAATAAAAAATGGTAAACGTGTACCTAATTGTGTACCTATAAATGCACAAGAGCAAATAAAAAGATTTTCTAACAAAACTGAACTAGAACAATTTATAGAAGATTATGGCGAGGACTTACCTGATGACGCTATAGTATTAGACCAAGAGAAAGTAGTAGACGAACACGAAGATTTTAACTTTGAAGATGAGTTAAATAAAATAGCTAATAAAAAAATAGAATTAGCTAGTACGGGTACTGCAAGACCTAACGCTAGAAGTGTACAAGACGGCGTAAACGCCTCATATAACGACTACTACAAAGTAAGGTATGAATATACAAGAGATAACACCTTAGGTAGTAGTGGCGAAAGTAGAGAGTTTTGCAAACTTATGATGAGAGCAAAAAAATTATATCGTAAAGAAGATTTGTTAAGACTAACAAATATGCCCGTAAATAGAGGTTGGGGTAAAAACGGTGCAGACACCTACTCTATATGGCTTTTTAAAGGTGGCGGTAATTGTTACCACTACTTTAAAAGAGTAGTTTTTAAGTCGTCTTTAAGAAACGCTAAAAATGATATAAACGACAGTCAAATAATAACAGACGTAAAGGCGCTTAGTGAGGGCTTTACTCTACGTAGAAATAGTGGGCTTGTAGCTAAAGCACCTAAAAGAATGAAAAATAACGGATTTTTAAAACCTAGATAAATGAGTTACGTATTATTTATATCAGAAAACAAATTAAAACAGTCTACAGCTATTAATATGAATGTAGACGTAGAGTTTTTACTACCTTATGTACGTCAAAGCCAAAAACTTTATATTGAGCCTCTACTTGGTACAAAATTATACCAAAAGTTAGAAACAGAAATAAGCGCTGGTACTTTAACTGGTGTGTATAAAACTTTAGTAGAAGATTATATAGCTGACACTTTAGTTAATTACGCTTTTTATCATTGCATACCTTTTTTACGTTTTAAGGTAGAAAACGGTAACATATATAGTAAAACAAGCGAAACTGGTAATAGTTTAACTACAGAGGAAAGCCAACATTTAAGACAAGAAATTTTAAACACGGCTCAATACTATAACGAAAGGGCGGTAGAATATCTTTGTAACAATAGTGGTAGTTACCCTGAATACTCTACAAATAGTGGCGCTGACATTTCACCGTCAAAAAGTTCGTACTACTCAAATATGAATTTAGAAAGACCGTTAGAGCAAGGTACAGAGCTGACACTAGCAGACTTTTTAGTAGGTGGTAGAAGATGAAAAAGTATTATAAGGTAAAAGAGGCTAATAAAATAAAGTTAAAGACTTACATAAAAAGTAAGGACAATAAAAAAAAGAATGAAAGAAATACAAGACACCGCCCAAGTAACGTTAGCTAACGGTACGGCAATAGGCATAAGTTTAGTTGAGGTTAACGAAATACTAACGCTTATATCTTTGACTTTAGCAATAGCTTTTAGTATATATAAATTTGTAAAGTATGGCGAAAAAAAACAAGCTAAATAGTAACAACCCACGTTACAAAAAAGTAGAAAAAACTAAGGAAAAAAAAGTAGAAAAAAAGTTAGTTCAAGTGGTCAAAGGAGTAAAAATTTACACTATAAACAATTTAACATAATATATATACAGTATATACCGTTTCTCTAGTGTTTTTACGTTCTATTTTTTTTAATACTAATATACTACAAACACTTAAAAATGCCTTAAAACGTTTAAAAATGCCTAAAACACTAAATCTTAAATATTTTAAAATAGAAGAGTTTGCAAGTCCTGACGACCTAAAAAGTTCTTGTAAAATGAACAAAAAATTTTTAGAAAAATTAGACTATGCACGTGGAAATGCTGGTTGTAAGTTTGTAATTAATAGTGGTTTTAGGACAATAGAATGGAACGCAAAAATTGGCGGTAGAGTAGGCTCTTCGCATACAAAAGGTTTAGCAGTAGACATACATTGTGTTGATAGTCGTAATAGAGCTTTAATAATAAACGCACTAATTAGCGTTGGTATCAGACGTATTGGAATAGCTAAAACTTTTATACATTGTGATGTTGATAAAGATAAAGACCAAGATGTTATATGGCTTTATAATTAAATAACTTTGAGTATTAACTAAATTAAATTATATGAACGAATTACTAAAAAACTTTCTTATTGGTAAAATTTTAAAATCTAAAAAAGCGTGGTACACTATAGCTGGTATTATTGTACAGTTATTGCACGAGAGTTTTGGATTAGACCCACAAGAAACACAAGCTATTTTATATTCTATTATTGCCCTTGTTATAGGTCAAGGTTTAAGTGATAGTGCAAAGAAATAATAGATATAGATTAAAGCCGCATGAAATAGCGGCACTAAAAAGAATGCGAGAAACCGAAACTAGCAACGTGCTAGTTGTCGGTGACTTGCACGAACCTTTTTGTTTAGACGGATATTTAGACTTTTGTATAGAACAATACGAAATATGGAACTGCAACAAAGTAGTTTTTATTGGTGACATAGTAGATAATCACTATAGTAGTTTTCACGAAATAGATATTGAGGCTGATTATACTGGTAAACAAGAACTAGAACTATGTATAAAAAAAATAGCACGTTGGTATAAGGCGTTTCCTAAAGCTACTGTAATTTTAGGTAACCACGATAGAATGATAATGCGAAAAGCACAAACAAGTTTAATACCTAGTAAATGGATAAAATCATATAAAGAAGTATTAGAAGTACCTAACTGGGAATTTGTAGATAGGTTAGTTATAGATAACGTACAATATTTACACGGAGAGGGCGGTACTGCTAGAACTAAATGTAGAGCTGATATGATGAACACGATACAAGGTCATTTACATACACAAGTTTATTGCGAAACATACGTAGGTCAAAACTTTAGAGTTTTTGGTATGCAAGTTGGTTGTGGTATAGACCACGATAGTTACGCTATGGCTTACGCTAAGAGAGGTAAAAAACCAGCTATAGCGTGTGGTGTTGTTTTAGGCGGTACAACACCTATAAATTTATTAATGCCTTTATAATGAAACCTAAGCACCAACTACCTATTATTATAGTTTGGGCTTTTGTACTTATTATATTAGCAACCTTTATATAACTTTCTTAACACTATAATTGTTAATAACTTTCTAACTTATTATGTTAGTATATATATTTTTTTGTATATTTGCAGTATGAAAACAATAACAACAACTCAATATTGGATAAACAAAAGAAGTAAACTTGTTTGGAAAGTTCAACAGTCAGAAAATGACATTATTATCTTTAGACATAACACAACTAAATTAATAAGTATTGAGAGCTTGTTAAAAAACTATATAAAAAAATAATAATAAAATGACAAGACAAATTAAAATAGGTACATTAGTAAAATCAAAAAAAGATAACAAACTTACTACTTGGAGAGTAAAAGAAATAAATATAGGAATTAGTGGTAAAAAATGGTTTACTTGCGAAGCGAGACACGATACTAAGCTAAACTATGGTTATGATAATATTACTAGAGATTTTAATGAAAAAGAAATAGAATTATATTAATTAATAAAATAAAATAATAAGAAAATGAAAAAAACAATACAATTAAATAAATATGAAACTTTATGTCAACAAATTGCAGATTATTGCACACAAGAAAGTTTACCAAATTGGTACACAATTGACGAATTATTAGAACTTAATGAAGTTACAAATCACCATATTAATTTAACTTATAATCAAGTAAAACAACTATATAAATTTAAAGAACAATTAAAACAATTTTAAGAATAAGAAAATGTATAAACTAATTAACAAGAAAACAAAAGCAGTTCATTTATTAAATAGTGAACAATATAAAAAGTTCTTTGAACTAAAAAGAGCAACTAAGCAAAGAAAGGTAACATACGAACATATAGGCGACAAATACTATACATATAACGTATCTTGGTTTGCTAACAATGTAGAAGATTACGACATAATAAATACGCAAGACGAAACACTAAACGATATTATAAATATTGCTTTAGCAGTAGCAACTGTAACGGTTGTAGTAGCTATAACTAAAATAGTTGTGTTATGGATATAAAAGTAGAACAATATACATTTTATAATGACGGTGGTTTATATACAAATAACCAAAGGCATATAGGTAAAAGACAATATGAAGATGTGCCAGAAAAAGCAGATTTATCAATTATAATAGTAGGAACTGAAACACAAACAGATAAATTGTTTAAAAAGTATATTGAACAACATAATCTAGCATTAGATGAATGTTACGATATAACTAATAATATACCAAAAAATAAAATGGATATAGTAAAAAAAAGATATATTAATAATAATAAAAAAGCATTTATAATATGAAAACAATAAACATACACGGTAAAAAATATGTACCAGTATCTGAAAGGCTTAAATACTTTAGAGAAAATTTTAAGGACTATAGCTTAATTACAGATATTATAGAACTTACAGAAAATAGAGTAGTAATGAAGTCAATAGTAAAAGATAAAAACGGTAGAGAAATAGCTAACGGTCACGCTTACGAAATATTAACAAATCACGGAGTTAATAAAACATCTTTTATAGAAAATTGCGAAACTTCAGCTAACGGTAGGGCTTTAGCAAATCTTGGGATTATGATAGAAGACAATATATGTAGTGCTGACGAAGTAATTAACGCTATTCAGCAAGAAAATAAAAAGGTAGAAAAACAAAAGTTAAGTGCTGATAAATTTAAGGCTATGAAAGAGGCTATAAAAAAAGGCGACATTAAAGTAGTAGAAACAAGAATGGCTAACTATAAGCTAACAAAAAAACAAGAAACAGAGTTACTAAGATTAATTAACGAGGTAAAAATAGCCTCACAAATTTAAAAAAATGGATATACAAGGTATTATAATTAAAAAAACAGATTTAAAAACTGGCGAAAGTAAAAACGGTAAGAGCTGGAAAGTACAAAGCGTAGTAGTAGAAAGGCAAGACCAAGAATATAATAAAATAATATGCGTAGAGGCTTTTGGTGATAAAGTAGACGAACTTGATAACTTTGACATAGGTGAAAACATAACAATAAAAGCAAACGTATTTAGCGAAGAGTATAACGGTAATTACTACAATAAAATAAGAGGTTGGCGTTTTGTTAAAGATACAAACGACGATACGCCATTTTAATAATATAAGGGTATAGGTATTGATAAACAACAATAAAATTAGTATTAATATAAAAATAATTTTACAACAAATGCTATACCCTTATTTTTAAAAATAAATTATGAACGAATTACAAAAAATAGATAAAGTTTTAGATATTACAAGTCAAGTTTTTGACATAGATAAAGACTTATTGAAAACAAAAAGTAGAAAGCAAAATGTAAATTTAGCTAGACAAATAGCGTGTGTATTATCTATGAAACATTTAGGAGTACATAAAGTTAAAGTAGCTAAACGTGTCAAAAGAGATAGGACAAGTATGAACCACTATCTAACAAATCATAAAGATAATTACGACAACTGGAAACCTTACAGAGATAAATACGACGAAGTATTTGCAAAGCTCATAAAAGGTAACAGAAAACGTAAAATTTTACATAAAAATAAATTTACTAATATTGTAAGTAAAATACAAACTACATATTGTGTAGCACCTGACGTAACAATAAAAATAACGTGCGGTAAATATATACACGAGTTTTATGTAGGTGTATTTAATTTTCAAAGAGATTTACTAATTATAAAAAAAGCCTTTGAACAATACGAATATAAAATAGATTATTATACTTATGAGGGATAAACCAAACTATTGGGCTAATATACCAGCTGATGTTAGATACGATAAAAATTTAACACCTAACGCTAAGTTATTATATGCAGAAATAACTGCTTTACAACAAATGAACGGTGTTTGTCACGCTGGTACACAATATTTTGCAACTTTATATAATGTTTCAAAAACGTCTATACAAAATTGGCTCAAAATTTTAGAGGATAATAACCATATAACTAGACACAAAATATATAAAGAGGGTACTAAAGAAATATTGGCTAGGCACATAAAATTGGTTAATAGACCTACACAAAATAATTTAAGAGATAATAATACAAGTAATAATAATAATACTACGTATAGTAACAAAAGGCGTTTCAAAAAACCTACTGTTAAAGATATTAAAGAATATTGTTTAGTACGTAACAATAATATCTGTGCTTATACATTTTTTGATTTTTACGAGAGTAAAGACTGGAAAGTAGGAAAAACTAAAATGAAATGTTGGAAAGCTAGTATAAGAACTTGGGAAAAAAGAGATAGTAAAAACAACAAATCTAAAATTGACAACCATTTAGACGAATATTTAAAAGGAAAAAAATACTTATGAAAATAAAAAACTATATTATTGAAAATATTAAACTTGAAGATTACCCTAAGTTTTGTGACGCTTATTTAAGTTATGCAGAGGACGAAAACGGTAAGCCTTTTAGTGACAATGAGTTAGAAACGTGGGAAAAAGAAAACTACGATAAATTTTATCAATTAATATTAGAAAGTATTGTATGAAAACACTAAAAGATTATAGTATAAAAGAGCTAACTACAAAAGTTTATGACTTTATTACAAGAGCAAATATAGAAATAGACGGCAAGTTAGACGGTAAAACAATAGCTGGTCAGTCTAAATTTTTTGCAAAAGATTTACAAATAAAAAATAGTTTTAAAAATCTATATTTATATCAAATACGTGACGCTTTTTATGAGGGTGTTAGAGATGAACAAGAAGATAGATTTATAAAGCTAAATATACCAACCTATTTTAGGTGGGTACGTAAACATAAAAAAAGAATAGATGAGGCTTACTACAATGTACATACACTTAACCAAAACCCAAAACAAGTACAATACTATGATTTTAAAAATTTAAACTTTGAACATAATAAAAATTTAATAAAATGAAAGCAATAACAATAAAAGAACAAGAAGTAAAAAGCGGATCAGATGCTATACTCTGGCACTTAAAAACTTATGGAAGTATAACAAGCTATGAGGCAATAAAAGAGTATGGCGCTACAAGATTAGCTAGTATAATATTTAAACATAGACAAAAAGGCTATGATATAAATACAATACCTATAAAGAAAAAAACAAGGTTTGGTACAACAACTACAATAGCTAAATATACATATAACCCACCAAGTACACATAACATAAAGTTAAGTTGCGAATTACCTAAAAAATCTACTAGACCATATATTATAGGTAAATATGACACCTACTAAAAAACCTATAAGCAAACTAAAAAAAGAGCTGGATAAATACTTTAGTTTGTATATACGTTTACGTGAGGCTACAAATGAGGGTTTAGTACAATGTTTTACGTGTGGTAAAGTAGGACACTATAAAAAACTACAATGCGGACACTTTCAAAGTCGTAGACACCACGCAACACGCTGGAACGAGTGGAACTGTCAAGTACAATGCGTAAAATGTAATATGTATGAACAAGGAGCGCAATGGAAATTTGGATTAAACCTAAATGCAAAGTATGGTGAGGGTACGTCTAAAGAATTAGAATTTTTAGCACAAACTACAGTTAAGATTAGTAGAGTAGATTATGAGGAAAATATACGATATTACAAAGCTCTTGTTAATAACTTAAAAAATGAAAAAGCAATAGAATAAAAATTTTTCTATATTTGAAATATGAAACAACCAATATTTGCTAACAAACAACACGAGGTAATAGTTAGCAATTATATAAAAATGTTAAAAGACTTTGTAGTAGATGTTTCAAACGACGTAAGATATAAAAACTATAACGACGTTTTACAAGTTATAATAGATTATCATAATAACTACGGTAAAAATGTTAGAGAAAATAACTACTGGGACTGGCTAATGATATTACCTATAAATGTTTCTGTTATGACTAGTGGCTATTTGTCAGCTATAGAAACTAAAAGAAATAAGACACTTGTACACTCATATAGAATTTTAGTTACTGAGATGTTACACGACGTAGTAGAAAAAATAGAAAAATTAGAGCCTTATAATGAATGATATATATACACTTATAAGCAAACTAACGCCGATATATAAAGAGTTAGCTAACAAATATACAAACGATATTAACGAGGCAAACGATAGCGTACAAGATTTAATGGAGTATTTTATAAATATGGATAGACAAACCTTAACAAAAATATATAATAATGACGGTGAAACGGGTTTAATAAAGTACGGTAATGTAGTTATAAAAAGAGCCTTAACAAGTGTTAGAAGTCCATTCTATTACAAGTACAAAAAATATTATAAGCATATATGTAGTTATTATGAAACTAATACTGGTATAAATAGACACGGTAAAACACAAAGCATACAAAATATACCTAGCTTTGTTGACCCAAACCCGTCTTACGAAAAACTAGAACTTATAGACAAACAGTTAGACAAACTATATTGGTACGATAAAAAACTATTTGAGTTGTACTATTACGAAAATCATACATACGATAGCCTAGCTAAAGTTACTGGTATTAGTAGAAATAGTTTGTTCACTACTATAGATAAGGTTAGAAATATACTTAAAGACGAGTTGTGTAATGAATAGATATTTTACAAATAACCAAATATATAAAGAACGACTAGATATATGTAATAGTTGCGAGTATTTTTTTAAGCCAACTGGTCAATGCAAAAAGTGTTTGTGTTTTATGAAAATTAAGGCTAGGCTAAGTTTTATGGGTTGCCCTATAAATAAATGGACTAAAACAACTAAGGTAGAAATGCCTAAAGATATACCAGCCGAACTTATAGAAGAGGTAATAAAAATATACCCTGATATAAAAACTGGTAGGGCTAAAAACCACGAAGTTAAGTATAAAATGATAGAGTTATATAATACAATATTCAATACAAATTACGATAAGGGTACAAGTTGCCGTAGTTGTTTAAGCACTTGTTTAAAAGGTATAAAAAATATATATATAAAGTATGGTAAGTAGTCATCTAAGTTTTCTTGTTTATTGTTTTTTTGTTATTTCTACTATTTACCATACTTTTTTAAAATTTAAAATATGATAGAATTTTTAAGACACGCTACGGGCTTATGCGGTGAACCACACCCAAGTTTGCTTACTTTACTGTTTGGTACACCTATAGTAGGATATTTACTAATGAAATTTAAAAACAAAAACAAATGAGTATATTTTTTGGAATTATATTAGGTTTTTTTGTGTTTGCTTTTATAATTATAAGCTATTTAGAGTATAGAGCTGACCTACACGAAATGCACATACTAAAAGATAAATTAAAAAAATATGAAGAGCAAGAAAAAATTAAAAATACCTAACTATTATATAGGTAAAGTATATGGCTATGAGGCTAGAAAAATTATAGAGGATTACGACTTAGGTTTTAATGTAGGTAACGCAGTAACTTATTTATTGAGAGCAAACAACAAACATAAAAGCCCTATAGAGTGTATAGAGAAAGCTATAAACCACTTATATTTTGAGTTAGACGTAATAAACAATAAAAAATGACACTTTATAATGGTGACTGCTTAGAAGTAATGAAATTAATACCTGATAGAAGTATTGACGCAATAATTACAGACCCACCATACGGAACAACTGCTTGTAAATGGGATAGTGTTATAGACTTTAAATTAATGTGGGAACAAATTAATAGAATTATAAAATTAAACGGTGCAATAGTTTTGTTTGCAACACAACCTTTTACAAGTGCTTTAGTAATGAGTAACCCTAAATATTTCAAATACGAGTGGATATGGAAAAAATCACACTCAACTGGACATCTTAACTCTAAGAAACAACCAATGCGTCAACACGAAAATATATGTGTATTTTATAAAAGTCAATGTACATATAATCCACAAATGATAGATAAAACATATATAGATAAAAGAACAAAAAGTGGTGATAATAACGACGTTGATGTTTATGGAGATTTTAAAAAAGTGACAAGACAAATACCAACAACAAAGGGTTACCCAAAAACAATACAATATTTTGCAACACCATATAAAGGTGGTGAGGGTGGTAAGCACCCAACACAAAAACCAGTTGATTTAATAGAATACTTAATAAAAACATATACCAATAAAGGTGAAACAGTTTTAGATTTTACAATGGGTAGTGGTACAACTGGAGTTGCAGCAAAAAACTTAGATAGAAAGTTTATTGGAATTGAAAAAGATAAAAACTATTATAAAATTGCTAAAGATAGAATTAACAAGCAAAAAAAACAATTAAAAATATTATGACTTTATATATATGCGAGTGCGGTAAAGAGCAAAAACAAATAAGTAAAGCTACTATTGTGCTTAGAGATAATAAGTGGGTATGTAAACAAGCTCTATGTAGTTGCGATAAATATATGAATAGTAAAGCTAAAGAGGGTATGCCTAACTTAATACGTACTGAACCTACTTTAAGTAACAAAGGCGACAAAATGTGGGATAGTACAAAAGAAAAAATATGCGGAGAGAGAGGTATAAACGAGCCTTTTGACTAATGAAGTTTGTTATAAAAAATACAACCGACAAACATAGTCTATTTAATTATTTAAAGCAGTTAGACAACGACTATATAGTAGATGTTAAAAAACAAAAAAATAATAGGTCAATAATGCAAAACAATTACTACTGGGCTTGTATAGTACAACCTTTAGCAAAAGAACTAGGCTACTATAACGACGAAATGCACGACGCACTTAAAGTAAAGTTTAGTAGTGAATGGTCAAGTATAGAACGTGACGATAAAACAATAGGTCTACAAATTGTAAACAGTACGGCACGTATGAACACAAAAGAGTTTGAGATATATACAGAAAGTATAAGAGTTTGGGCGCTGACTGATTTAAACGTAAGACTAATGCTACCAAATGAATATAATTAATTTCTATAATATAATATAAGTTGAATAATCAAGTTTTTTCAAGATGAATACACACGGTGGTAAAAGAGTAGGAGCTGGACGTAAAAGTAAAGCTGACGAACAAAAGCTAATAGAAAATCTAACGCCTATGAATAGTTTGGCTTTACAGTCGCTACAAGAGGGCTTAGAAAAAAAAGAACAATGGGCGGTTAAATTATTCTTTGAATATTTTTACGGTAAACCTCAACAAAGAGTAGATGTTACTACAAACGACGAAAGCCTTAATATGCCTTTAATAAACTTTGTAGAAACTGAAACTAAACGATAAATATAAACAACTATTTGAAAGCGACGCTAGATACTTTATAATAACTGGCGGTAGAGGTAGTGGTAAAAGTTTCGCAGTAACAGTATTTCTAACATTACTAACAATGACTAAAAATATTAGAGTATTGTTTACACGTTATACTATGGTTTCAGCACACTTAAGTATTATACCTGAGTTTTTAGAAAAAATTACACTACTAGGTTTTGACAATTTATTTAGCGTCAATAAAGCTGAGGTAGTTAATTTAGGTAACAAAAGCGACATACTATTTAGAGGTATAAAAACAAGCGCTGGTAATCAAACTGCAAGTCTAAAAAGTTTAACTGGTGTAAGTACGTGGGTATTAGATGAGGCAGAGGAATTAATAGACGAAGATATATTTGATACTATTGACCTGAGTATAAGAGAAAAAAATATACAAAATAGAATTATACTTATACTTAACCCAGTTACTAAAGAACACTGGATATATAATAGGTTTTTTTTAAACAAAGGCGTAGAGGCTGGTTTTAACGGCGTTAAAGACAATATATGCTATATACATAGTACATACCTAGACAATATAGATAATCTGTCTAAGAGCTTTATAGGGCGTATAAACACTATAAAACATAATAACATAAAAAAATATAATCACAAAATACTTGGTGGTTGGTTAGACAAAGCAGAGGGTGTAGTATTCGAGAATTGGACTATAGGCGAGTTTAACCCCGACAACTTGCAAACATCTTGCGGTATGGACTTTGGTTTTTCTGTAGACCCTGACAGTTTAGTAGAGGTTGCAATAGATAAGAAAAAAAAGAAGATGTATTTAAAAGAGCATATATACAAGAACGGTCTAAAGTCACACGAACTAGCAGAAATAGTATTAGACAAAGTAGGCAATAAACTTATAATAGGTGATAGCGCGGAGCCTAGACTTATAGAAGATTTAAAACATTTAGGCGTAAATATAAAGCCAGTAAAAAAGGGTACAATAGAAAGCGGTATAACACGTATGCAAGATTACGAGTTAGTCGTATGTCCTAATTCTACTAATATAGCTAAAGAACTAAATAACTATATATATGCAGATAAAGGCTCTAAGCTCTATGTAGACGCTTACAACCATAGTATAGACGCAATAAGATATAACGTTATTTACCACTTAGACAACCCTAATTACGGTAAGTATTTTGTGCAATAAAAAAAAGGGGCTTTTAAACCCCTTTAATTTTTAGTTTATAAATTATTAAAATCTGACTCGTATTTAGTTAAATTTCTAAATTTTAAAAAGTTCTCTACCATTAACTCAATATGTATAGGGGTAATAAATATACAGTTGTTAAAAGTTTTGCCGTCAGTTAACTCGTGTGTTGAGTTACATACATAAGTTAATTGTCCGTGTGTAAAGGTAAACCTTTTCTGAGTTAGAGCTTTAGCTAATTTTGTTTCAATTGATGTTAAGTTTTTCATTTTGTTATTGTTTTTGTTGGTACAAAGATAAGTACTTTTTTTTAACTACCAAACTTTTTTAACACTTTTTTGGTAAAAACTTTATTTTACTCTAGTAACTTTTTTTAAATTAATAAAAAAAAAGTGGTAATTTAGGTGAGTAAACTAAATATAAACTTTTTCTATATATAACTATGAATATAAACGTTGAGAAAGACGGAACTAAAAAAAGGTACAAATTAATAAACAGTTGGTCAGATGTTACCTTAGAAAAATGGCTTAAGCTAATAGAGTTTGAGGGCTTGACAAAAACACAAGAAAGTTTAGAAACTATAAACTTGTTAAGTACAATGCCTAAAAAAATTATAAGGCAACTTAGTGTACAAGACGTAGCTATGATTATGACTACGTTAAACAAGTATAAAATAAACACTAATAAGCGTTTAAGAAAAACGTTTACTTTAGATAAAATAGAATATGGCTTTCACCCTAACTTAGAGGAATTAACACTAGGTGAGTGGGCAGACATAGAAACATTTGTACAACAAGGCATACAAGACAATATGGCTAATATAATGGCTATATTGTTTAGACCAATAAAAGAAAGTAAAAATGACGCTTATATTATAGAGGCTTATGACGGCAACATAAGTGTAAGAGCTGAGAAATTTAAAAAGATGAGTGCAGAGCAAGTACAAAAGTCTTTGGTTTTTTTTTGGACTTTCGTAAACGAGTTGTGCAAGATTTCGCTATCATATTTGAAGGCTCACCTCAACGAAGTGAAGAAAACAATACCAACGAAAGTTTTGCAGAAAAATGGGGCTACTTTGGTATGATGTATAGGCTATGTAGCGGAGATATAAGTAAACTAGAAACTATAGCTAAAATAAACGTCTTAGAGGCTTTTACTTGGCTTAGTTATGAAACTGACTTAGAAAGTTTAAAAAATGTAAATGTAAATGGTAAATAATAAGACATATAACAACGTAATAGAAACGCTAAAAAATTTAGGTACAAATCATTTTCAAATAAGCACTACTACAGTTGGTGACATATTCGATATTGACTTAGAAAAAAATACTAAGTACCCTTTAATGCACCTAAACCCAGTAAACGTAACTACAAGACGTACAGAGTTAGTATATAACTTTCAAGTGTTCATAATGGACTTAGTAGAGCCTGACGGTAGCAACGAACAAGCGGTATATAGCGAAGTACTACAAATATGTATTGATATAATAGCTATATTGTCAAACTCACAATTTCAAGCCCAATTATCTTTAAATATAAACGCACCAGTATATTTTGCTGAGGGAGATTTTACGTTAGAGCCATTTAAGGAACGTTTCGACCAGTCAGTAACTGGCTGGGTTTTTAACTTAGGTATAACTGTAGAAAATAGCTTTCAAAGTTGCGAAATACCTATGGATAATGTAGCAATAGGTGAATGATAAAATTTAAAATATGGAAGATAACAATACAACTAATACCACCAAAAATAACAATAAAGCTATGACTTACGAAGACGTGTTATTAAAGCTAGAGGCAATAAGTATAAAATTAGAAAGCTATACTGACTACCCACAAAGCGCTAGTAACAACGCTTGTAAAGTTTTACGCTGGATAGATGAACACGGTAGAGACGAGGTACAAGGAATGACGAGGGTAGGAATTACAAGAGCCAATCAGCTTTGCTCAAAACGTCCGATTTCGAGAGACACGATTTCACGTATGGCGTCTTTTAAAAGACACGAGAAAAACGCTAAAATAAACCCTGAATTAAAGGCGACACCTTGGAAAGATAAGGGCTATGTAGCGTGGTTAGGCTGGGGTGGTACAAGTGGTATAAACTGGGCAATAAATAAATTAAAACAAATTGATAAAAATAAAAAATAAATTATGGCTGATTTAACAACAACGATTACAGAAAGTTTAGTGCTTAACGGTGCTAATAGAGGTACTACAAACAATATTGTAACAACTGGTATAACAGATGTTTTTGAACGTATCTTAACTTGCGCACACTCTAACACTACTACTATTGCTACTTTTGGAAGTACACCACATTCTAGCGCTGGTGCTTTAGACGTAGAAAACTGTAAGTATGTCAGAGTAACAAACTTAAGTGCAGACCAAGATATAAAGTTAGCGCTTGTTACAACAAACACTAACTACCAAGTAACAGTAAGAGCTGGTAGTTCACATATATTATTTCAAGCTGAAGAGGGCGCTATAGGTGAAACTGACACAAGCCCAGCTTTTGGTACTTTAGAAGATATTACTAGCATACAAGTTAGACCGTCAGCAAGTACAGACGTACAAGTAGAAATATTTGTAGCCTTAGTATAATGGAACTAACTAATTTAGAAAGGTACTTAGAAAGTTTTGGTAAATATGTTGTACAACAAAGTAAAAGCAATTTAACTAAAGCTAAAAAAAACGTAAGCAAAGATTTATACAACTCTATTAAATACAAAATTGAATTTAGTAACGGTCAGTTCAGTGTAGATTTTTATATGCGTGATTATGGTACTTTTGTAGATAAGGGTGTTAGTGGTAAAAGCAATATACAAGAGTTTGTAAATTATAATAATAAGAAAGTTGAGAGTCCTTATAAATACACTACTAAAGGACCACCAGTAGATATACTTTCTAAATGGATTAAAGCAAGAGGTATAAAGCCAACTGGTTTTAAACGTGGGCGTTCTACAAAAACTGGTCAATTTATTAGCGGTTTTGCATATTTAATAAGTAGAAAAATATTAAGAGAAGGTATAAAAAGCACTAGCTTTTTTCAAAGACCATTAAGTTTAGCCTCACGAAAGTTTGGCGTAAATATATTAAGGGCTTTAAAAGAAGATGTATTAACAGTATTTAGTAAACAAATAAAAACAAGCGTACAATAATGGCTAATTTAAATTTAGAACAACAACCAAAATACGACCCGTTTCCAGCAACGCAAGACGTTATATTTACAGTTAGCGACAACACAGTAGTTACAAGCGAAACAAGAGTTAAGTTTATAGCTAATGTATATATATCTACAGATAAAGCTCTTTTAGGAACGTCACCTACTTTACAAGCAACTTTAAAAACTACACCTAACAATGCTGGTGTTGGTATGTTTGATTTACGACCAATACTTGAAAGTTTTGTTAAGTCAGATAGTTTAGCTAGTGGTAATACATCTACTGGTGCGCCTATAGGTGCTTTAGCGCCAACATATAAGGGTAGTAGTTATGCGCAAGGTAACCAATTTCCTATACACGTTATAGACAAATACGCACTTAGCGAAAATACTATAAAATGGTTATCTGTTAAATTTCAAATAGAATATCTTAACGGTGGCGGTAACCCAAATGCAGTAGAAACAGACGGCGACTTTATATTTACGCAAGACTATTTATTTTACAACGGTTATTTGAGTCATACAGATAATTTAACGGGGTCTACTACTAATAGTGACTTTGGTTGGAATTTAGAGAAAGCGGGTTATAACTTAGACGGCTCAGATATTAGCTTTATACAAAACTCTAATACGTCAAACTATTTGACACCTTGCCCTAAAGAGTTACACGCTAGAGTTACAGATTATGGTACTTTACCTACTTTTAACGTGCTTACAAATGCTACGTTTTTTACTGGTGCGCCAAATGACACAACTAATAGAAGATACAACTTTACGCAAGTTGCAATGTATGACGCTGACGACAATCCTTTAGTAACTTTTAATATAGATAACAATACTGCAGTTGGTGGTTTTGACCAAGCTACTACTAACGCTAGGGCTATGATTATATTTTTAGGTTTATACCCAGCTAACTTAAATAACTGGTCGTCTGACTTTCAAGCTAATATAGGCCAAACAAGCTACTATACTGTTAAGGGTGTTGGTCACCCAGCGGGTTTAATAACTGCAGAATACAGAATAAATATTATATGTGACAGCAGCTTTGGTTATGAGGGCATACGTTTAACTTGGCTTAATAAGTTTGGTACGTGGGACTATTACACATTTAACCAAAAATCTATACGGTCTTTATCTACAAGTAAAACGCAATATACACAACTTGGCGGTACTTGGAACGAGGCAACTTACCAACCTAATGGTTTTAAGGGCGGTATGAAAAACTTTAGAGTAAACGCTACAGAAAAAATTACACTAAATACAGATTACTTAACAGACTTAGAGAGTGAATGGATAGAGAGTATATTTAACAGTCCAGAAGTTTATATATTAACTGGTGAAACGCTTACAGATAATGCGGGTATAATAAATAAATATGTACAACCAGTAACACTAACTACTACCTCATTTACACGAAAAACTAAAGCTAACGATAAGCTAATACAATATACTTTTGAAGTAGAACGTAATAGACAACTTAGAACACAAACTACGTAATGAGTACGCAACTAATATTATACCCACAAAACTATACTGGCTATTCTTATAGTAGTAGTTTATATATACAAGAGTTTGTAAATGACCCTGAGTTTAACGGCTCTTTTTTTGGAACAATACAAAATGCAGTATATAACTCTGCTGGTTTTAACAATTTTATGGCTACCGCTCCACCTATTAGTGGTTGGAAAGGTTTTCACTCTAATAGCGGTACTGGTTGGTATAACAATACGTCAGCTCCTACAATAAGTGGTGGCGTTTTAACTTTACACGGTACTAACGGTCCTAGTTCAGTTGGTTCTATATGTGGTGTTTATCAAAAAATAAGTGGTTTAACTATAGGTCAAAGTTATGAATTAGTTGTAGACCACCCAACCGGTACTGGTTTAAATCAAGGTATTTTTGCTATAGGTGGTTTTGGTACACATACATTTCACCAAAATGACTTTATTGGTCAAGTACCAAACCAGCCAGTAGGCTCTAGCCCAACTATTACAAGTAATGTAGGTACGTCTACTACTTTTACTTTTACTGCGACTAATACAGAAATGAATTTGTTATTTAGTTGGTTAAGTAGCTATTTTACTGGTACTGTAGAGATTACTAAAATAAGTGTAAAAGAAAGTAACGCAGTACCACAGTTAGTTTTTGACGATATAAATGACGGTCAAGTAATTTGTGACTTATACCAAGAGCAAGATATACCGCTTACTTTAAGCGTAGATGAGTTTACAAATATTATAGAAAAACAACAGTCATATAGTAAAGATTTTGACTTACCAGCAACAAAACGTAACAACCAAATATTTACTCATATATTTGAAATAACAAAAAGTATAAATAATGTTTTTGACTTTAACCCGTATAAACAAACAAAAGCTAGTTTAAAACAAAACGGTGTATTATTATTTGAGGGTTGTTTAAGGCTTATAGAGATAGTACAAAAAAACGGTGAGATAAGCTACAATGTAAATTTGTTTTCTGAAAGTATAGCACTAGCTGAGGTGTTACAAGGTAAAACTTTTAGCGACTTAACAAGTGCAATACTAGAACTAGAACACCAATATACAGAGGCAAATATTATTAATAGTTTTACTGGTAATTTAGAGCTTGTATTACCGCTATCTAGTGGTAGTTTTGCTGGTAACGTTGGTGACACTACTACAGACGTCTTAAAATACCCTTTTGTTAATTGGACTGGTAATATAGACTGTACTGGAAGTGAGCCAGTAGTAGAACAACTAACAGACGTATTTAGACCATTTATTAAGGTCAAGTATTTAATACAAAATATTTTTAAGTCAGCTGGTTTTAGTTTTACGTCACAATTTATAAATAGTTCGTTTTTTGACAAATTGTATATGGACTTTAACTCAGGTGCAGACGGTGTACCCGAAACACTAGTAGACCACGAAGTAAACGGTATAGGTATTGGTGACGAAACACAATTTTTAACTACGTCTTTTACTAATTTAATTTTAAGTCCACAGCCGTTAACCGGTATGCCTAGCGCTTACAATCAAACGACTAATCAATATGTATCGCCATTTAACAATAACGTAATGAATGTTAACGTTAATATAAATTTACTAAACACAGATACAAGCGATAGAGTAGTAGAATATCAAGTGTTAAGTAAAGGTGTTGTAATATCAAGTGGTTCGGCTACAATTTTAGCTAATTTAGGGCAAATTGATTTTACAGATACTTTTACAGATACTCTTAATGCTACTGATATAATAGAAGTACAAATAAAAGCTGACGTAACCAATAAAGTAAGAGTAAAACAAGACTTTGTAAATTTTGTGTTTACTACTAGCGTACATTATAATAGTTCATCTATAAGCGGTACAATTTCTAGTACATTTAGTTTTAATGCTTTAAGAGGTGATATTGAACAATGGGAGTTTATAAAGTCAATTATGACAATGTTTAATTTAATTACTTTACCTGACCCGTCAAACCCTAATAACATATTAATAGAGCCTTATGTAGATGTGTTTGGTAACGACCCTACCGCAGTTACACCGACACAGTTAGACTGGACTTATAAACTTGACACATCTAACATAAATATAAAGCCTATAGAACTAAAACAAAAAATAACATTTAAATATGCAGAGGACGAGGACGACTACGCTTTTAATGTATATAAAAAAGCTACTAGCGGTTTTCTATATGGAAGTAAAGTAATAAACAACACAACATATAGTTTAGTTGAGGGCGAAGAGGAAATAGAGCCTAAAGTATTTAGTGCAACTGTATGTAAACCTATAGAAGATTTGTTTCCAAACTTTTTTATACCAGTTATTTATAGTGGAAGTTTAGAAGAGGGTATGGAGGCTTTTGACAATAATGCAAGAATACTTATTGACTGCGGTACAATAAATCAAAATTACGAAGTAGACGGCAGTTCATTTACACAGTATTTAGCTTTTGCACACGTAGATACAATACCTTGTAATGGTGGCGACATAGATATAAATTTTGGCGAATGTCAATTATTTTTAGGAACGTCACCTACTGACAATTTATTTAACACATATTATTTAGAGTATTATAATCATTTATACGACCCTAATACTAGAATATTAAAAGCTAAAGTAAATTTAACACCTACTGACATTAATACTTTTAAATTTTATGACATAGTTACTTTAAAAAATAGAAAATATAGAGTTAATAAAATAGATTATAAACCGAACGCTTTATCTACTGTAGAATTTATATTACTTAACTAATGACAAAAAGAAACCAATTTATAAACGGTCAAACTATTAGACCTGACCAAATAACAACTAACGGTATTGTTTCATTTACAGACGGTACAAATAACGGCTTGTTAGGTAATCAAGAAAGTTGTGAGGCTTACGGTTATACTTACGATAAATCTACTGGGTATTGTAGAGCTTTTATAAATGAAAATAAAATTTTTACAGATTTTAGTAGGGCTACAGTAAGTGAAAATGGAGTACAAAATACAATTAGACAAAACGTACAAAACAGTAATATAACTGGTAACAAAAATACTATATCTGGCTATAATAATAATATAAATATTTTAGGAAACGAACACGAGGTAAGCAGAAACTTTAACAATGCAAGTATTTTAGGTGGTACACGTGGTACAATAACAAGAGAAAGCGAAGTAGCAATAGCTGGTGGTAAAAGAGCAATAAGTGATAGTACAAATGAAGTTACATTTAACAGTAAACGTAAAACATCTACTTTAGAATTATCTTGCGTAACAATAGACAACACTGCTACTAATATGACAATACAAGGTGACGGCTCTAGTTTTATAAACGTAGAAAATAACTCTATTATAGGCTATGACATTTATATAACAAGATTAGAACTAGGTGGTAGTAGTGGTACGGCTGGTAATTACTCATATAGAAATATTAGAGGTGCAGTCAAAATTAACCAAGTTGGTGTAATGTCATTTGTAGTTGGTTTTAGTAGAAATATAGCAAAAGTAGGAGTAAATGGTACGTGTATAATGGCTGACAGTACAACTGGTGGCGTACCGTCAATTAGTGTAAACGTGCAAGATAGAAATAACGTGCAAAATCTTTGGAGTGCTAACGTAACTTTGCACGAGGTAATAAGTGAAACAAATATAGTATAATATGGCTAAAGAGGAAATAACATTAAGCGTCAAATCAGATATAAGCGCTACAACAAAAGACGTACAAGGTTTAGCGAGTGAATTTAAAGTAATGGGTGTAAGTTTAAACACTATAAAAAGTAGTTTAAAATCTGTTGGTACTATAGCTAAGAGTTCATTTAAAACTATTACTATGGGTATAAAATCTACTGGTATAGGTTTACTTGTTATTGCTTTTGGTAGTTTAGTAACATTTTTAACTAAAACAAAACGAGGCGCAGAAATTTTAGAAGTTGCTTTTGCTGGTTTAAGTGCAACGTTTAACGTTATAGTTGACAGAGTTAGTAAATTTGGTGGTGCAATAGTAAAACTTTTTCAAGGAAAAGGTAAAGAGGCACTACAAGACGTCAAAGG